CCCCTGTCTACTAACTGGTCCACGATTGAAATGGACATGATCAACCTATACCTACCTTGTTGTACCTTCTTAGAACTATGCAGTTCATTCTTGACAAAGACCCTCACTGCGTCCGCATACCCGCGCCGCTCGCGTTCACTCGCAGAGCAGGCCATGATTGCACCCACCGGCGTCAGCATCAAGCAAACAATTCTGAAATACACCAGATCGACCAACCATTGCATTCCCACCACAGCGATGAATGCTTCGTTTGTTCTTCCCCACAACATGTATGGGTATCCGGGCGACGCAGTCGACTTCAAGTTACTAATTTCCGTGGTGATTCTCTCCAGCAGTTCATGAGAATTGAGCGACCTAGCGACCGTGGTGGGGTACAACCCCACAACTCGGTCTTCGACCACTCGTAACATTCTGCTATCGGGTACTACGCCCACGTACTCTTTTCGCTTGTTCGTCTGCACCTTCAGACTGTTCCTCTCAGCCACCGCCGTTCTGTCGGGCTCGTGAAAGTCCGCCAGCTCGGGGATGCAACCCTTGGCCTCCTCTAACCGCTTATTGGGCTTGGAGTAGAGCTCGGGTCGGAGGCGACGATACCTACCTCCAGAACTAAATCCGTAGGCGTCGATTTCGTTTGCTTCTTCCCCTTCCTCTTCGGTTGGTCTGCTGACTGAGTAGATGTCGAGGGCTCGAGCCCTACATCTGTCCCACCTTGCGGTGAACTCTTCTCTGCCTGCGAACCAGTTCCGCTCTCCAAGACCCTGACCGCCTTGAGGGCTTTCACCTCGGCGCTCAAAGCCGCTACTGCTTGTAACAATGTGTGGTAATCCGTCTGGGGTAAAGCCGTCTCGATCTGCCGCTGTGGCATATCCTGAGAGGGACTCCCATACTTCACTACTCTCACCTGCGCGTCCAAACCACGCGTACGGTTCCCCAGCGCCGGGACAGGCTTGGGGTGAGCCTGTCCCGCGGGAAAATCCGGCGCTGTCGTGGCCTCGGGAAGGCGCTGTGTATCATCCATAGCCGCCCTAGCGGCGACAAGACCAATATGCCGTTCCTCATATTCTTCCTGGGTCAACTCATCATACGCGTTAGCGTCCTCTGCCCACGACAACCCCTTAAAGGTCGTCGTGTACATGAATGAGCTTCCCCTGGTTGAAACAGAGGTCTCCACCATACCATTTTCCATATGGTAGACATCCTCAGCACGTTGGATCCTGTCGAGGCCTTCCATATGGTCGCCGGGGTCTTCGTTCTCCTCCATTTCTTGGACTCGTTTCCGATCCCTTTCCCTGGAGGCGTACTCCGACGCCGTATCTTCCAATGTACGTTTGCCATCTAAAGGGACCCACAACACGCCCTCATTCTCAACCACTCCATTCTTGAAGTTCCCAGCAAGGTGAATGCCGATAACTCTACCTCCCTGCATCACGGGCGAACCGCTGCTTCCAGGGGCCGTACTGGCTGGGTAAAGTATCTGAAACGCCCGCTTGGACCTAGGCATCCCACGCGAAACTTTCCAGTGCAAGTCCTCTTCGTCCGGCGGTGAATACACCGAAACGATAGAACTATTGCTGTACTCGCCAAGCTTGAGGGCCTTGATACCCATGGTCGCCAAGAAAGAATGAGACACCGGGATATAGATATAATCCATAACCTTGTTGTACCTCAAACCGACCCGTGGGATCGGCAACTCGACACCCTTGGTACCAACACACACCGTCAAAGTCCCTGAACCTTTGTTTGCGTCGCGAAACACGTGAAACGCAGTGGCAAACATGGGAAAGTCAAATCCAGACTTCTTAGGGTCGTAAATGACAAAACCCGTGCCTACCAGAACCTCGTCAAGTCCTAAGACCAACGCGACTCCTTTGGGTCTCACGGTTTGCTCAGCGGGATGGAGCCGATTGGCCATCTCCAAGCTCTTGCCAACAGTGGGCAAGGTAGTTCCCTTACTAGGCAACTTACCAAACCGGACTTTGACAGGAACGACGCGGGTCGACTCCCAGTACATACCATGAGCATGGTAGAACGGGAAAGTCAACGCCGTATAAGGGAAAGTCAGAACAGTCCATACTGCACCAACTCCCGCGTCGATGCAATCAGGCGCCCTGTTCCACAGCGAACGCGTGAACTTATACAAGTTCACGCAGAACGCCGCGATCAGAGCAAACCCCATTGCAGCTATGGCGGCCACAACCCAAATTGCGATGGCCACCCAGACCCAATCCGAAGCAAGCGACATAGCGTACCAGAGCGCTGATTTCAGTTCACGCGCTGATAAGCTAGCCACTTCCTCCGAAAAGGACCCAAGTGTCTCCACCATCCCAACCCCTTCTCCCACTCTGTCAAACAGAGGAGTCAAAAGCCCCGACGTATCGGGGTAGGAAAACATCACCTTCCTCCAGCAGAATTGATTAATTAC